CGAATTAAGTTCCATATCACTTCATTTTATTTGGGCAATTGGTTTTGATCCCATACAATCTCAGAACCTTTAACCATAATTATGCGTCCTCCCATTATCTGGGTCTGATATATATAACCGTCACTTCCTTTTTGCTCCGCGACCATACTATCCGGGCGGAAATATAATCTATCACTGCTAGAAGGATCGAACATGGAAATACTGGGAATCATCCCTCCAAGCCCGTACTGTAGGGAGATACTGAACAGTTCTTCTTCATTATAATCATACATTCTGATAGACGGTACGGAATACTCATCCTCAGGGGATATTACGATCTTGTAACCATTGGATGATATGACATTGACAGTACCACTAAACTCTCCCTCTCCTTTTATCCAGATATTGCCTTCCTTATCAATCTTAAAATTTCCGTTAGGTGACTTTACATTTTTAAAGATTCCGCTTTCCGCATTGACTTCCCCCCGGAAATATCCGCCCAAAGCATAGATATATCCTCTTAAGAACACATCACCGCCATGAGTGGCAACGAAGTTCGCCATGTTCGCCCATTCTTCATCCGTAGGCCGGTAATCAGGATCATTACGGAACCTCATTACGGTCAGAATTGCCTGTTCAAGTTTTCCTCCTGCCCAAAACGCCACATCATCATCGTCATTGTATATGCCGCTAACTCCGGCTGTGACCTTCTGTAACTTGCCATTCTTGTAATTACCCAGTTGGATCATATTGGCCAATATCAGACCACCAAGAATATCCACAGATCCATCCTTGATCGCACTGGCGATATAATTGATTGACTGGAAACCGGCTGTTGCCTTGTCATTGTCAAGAATTGAAGGCTTCCAGTCAGTAGCGATGGTTCCACGCTCTAACTGAAGGTCACAAACGGTTGCGGTACCACTGACAAGAAATATACCACTGCCATTGAAGGTGATCTTATGGGTATATCTCTGATAAGAGGATGTGAGAGGCTGAGAAACACTAAAAGAACCGCACGAAACAGACACAGACGTACCCTTTGCTTTATAACTGATAACATAACTTTCTCCTTTAATCAATGATACGGACTGGGACAAACTACCGATTGCAGCAGAGTACCCGGAGCCGGCATCACTGTCCGCAGATACGGTAGCCACACCCGTCCAATATTCCAGTTGCTTGCTAAAAAGTTCGGTATCCGCCGATAGCTCGGTAGCGGCAGACAGGTCCTCTGTTTCATAATCTCCGGTAAACCCGGAATTACGCAACAGATTGACACTTCCGACAGCCGCATTGTCTATCGCATCCTTAGCCTCTTGGGCAAGATCAGCCGCCGCCTGTATCTCATCCGGCAAGCCTTCCATATTCTTCCATCCGGTGGAACCCTGCTCGATATGGAACATACCCTTGATATCAACACCTTTATCCTGAGTGTATTCCATGTAAGTGGTCCGGTCCTTGTCACCAATGTACGTATCTCCGTACACCTTCATCCGGGCCTTGCCGGTAGACCTGTCAAAATCAAAAGAAATGACATCTTTCCCGGTCAAGGTAAAATCATTAATACCCTGATACATGATGATGGACGGAGAAACTTCGTTCACCGAAGAGAGAATTATCGCCGCCTGTCTGGTGATATCAGTCTTATGGCCCAATCCCACGATATCATCACCTGCCACCGGAACATCGTTCTCGACATTAGGATCACACACGGTCTTGGACAGGTCTATATAATTCTCACCTACTGCTGTGACCAACCGCCAGTAATAGCGGTTGCCGACATGATGCGAAATGCCTGTCTTGATATTGCACTCCTGTGCGATGGCGAGAGATCCCGGAGTAAACTGGTTCTCTATCTCAATTCCGTCTTCCTCTTCCTTGAAATAACAACGGTAGACATCATCCAACTCATCCACACGGTTGCATTTCATGCCTGCATGGGAAATCACCTGCTCGCCACCTACATACGTCTTCTTCTTTACTTCAAGCTCGTCAAAAACGGCTTTGACCTTGACATACAGATAATCAACAACAGCCTGTGACATACCGTTCTCAAGTACAGTAATTCCACTACCGTTCTTACCTATAAGTAAACCCTTCAAAAAAGTGATCAGCTCATTGGCTGTGTCGTTATTTATCTTTGAGATAAAATAACGGGATATTCTGCCAAGAATATCTGACACGTTGAGAGAGACACCCATCCTCTCACCTATGATATCCCCGGCTATCTCTGTAATCGTACTTCTCAAAGCGGAAACATTGGCGGACAACTTATCTGTTAGCTCCACGGATATATCATACAGGCAATTTTTATCCGCCTTACAAGTAAATGAGTTCACATACATGAAGTATTCCTTATCATTATACTTTATGTATATACGCGAGTTCTCATTCAACAGACCAGCTAACATACTGTTTTCTGCAAGGAAGACACGTGAGAAACTTACGGAAAAAGAGAACTTCTCATCGTTGTTTTCAGACATATACTTTATCAACGCCTCATCTAATCTCTTCTCGGCGGCAAGCACAAGAGATTTCGGCATTTTAATACCTGTAATCACAAACTTATCCCCAACAGAAGGTTTATAGTTATTTGTGGCATTAGGCATAACAACCCCGAAAGTAGTATTGTCCTTTTTTACCGCAATCCAAACCTCATTTGTAGAAGTGTTTTGTTGGCTTTCTATATATTGGGATGTTTGTGAAGTAACCTTCTGTTCAAAATCTCCTGCTGGTAAGTTCCCGGAAGAATCCACCAATACAGGATTGAATGCCCTTCCCGGCTCATTGTCCTTATAGGTAACTCCTATTTCAAACTCGCAAGCAGCACAATTACCCGTAGTCATATTGATTACAGCCGTACCACCTTCCAAACCTTGTTCGAACAGGTTAAAACCGTAATCCCCATTATATATATGTAATTTTATGTAGAAATAAGAATGTACATACTCATCCGTGCCATTGAATATATTATTCCCTTCTCCTGTTCCGAGTTCGTCACTATCGTTATCATCAAAAGCAATATCCGCAATCTCACCAAATAACTGTCCCGAAGCGTTTGTTACATTTTCTATGGTAGGCTTTATATCGCTAAAATCTACCTTTATCTCTTTTACTTTCTTAGAAGAATATGTATTTTTGAAAAAATAGTAATCATTTGTACCGGGTATTTTATACGTATCGTTAAGTGCATTGTAGAATCTTTCCGCTCCATTTGTTTGTCTATAAATGGAAGGCATAAGGTTTTGCGTGCGTTCTATAGTACCTTTTTCATCATCATTCGGATAGTAGAAAGGTATGTTGTCAGAGCTACCAACACCAGTAACGCGATTGACGGTCTTATAATTGGCGTTTGTCTTTTTTATTGATACAAGCCCTTTCTTGTACTCGAAAGGAGTAGAAATTACATTCTCTGTATATCCTATGTGACAAACCTTACCTACAAAGTAATAAGGAAGTTCGTATATGGTATATATGGACTGTAACGCTTCTGCAAGGTATACGCTGTCAAGAGAAACAAGTTTGCTTTCAGAAGTAATATCTTCATCAATCACTATCGAATATCCGATACCCGATTTTGCCATTGAAGCGTTAAGGCGACCAACAAACTCGTTTATATCCCCCATGAACTTGACGGAAGTGGAATTGGAGTGATACGTGTCTTCCCCGGCTGTCACCACGTCCATGAAATATACGTTTTCCAGCACGATACGTTCTGAAACGAATTGAAGCTCATGCTTGTACATGATACTCTTGTTGTCCTTTGAGGATGTAGGCACTTGGTCAATATAATATTTTTCCCCCCTAAACTCAACAAACTCTTCTCCTGTCCATAGTTCGTCTAAGCATGAAGGATAGTTCAGTGTAGCGGTCAGTGTGGGAGTTCCTGCCATACGTTGTGCCGTATAGGTGTACTCACCTAATTTTGCAGGCATATCAGCATTCGGAAATTTTACTTTACTTCCTTGCGTATCAAGTTTTAATATGTACAGACTTTCCTTTTCCATTTATTCTTTTACCACATCAATTTGTTCCGTAACTCCTTTGTCCTTTTTTTGCTGTTTCTCCAACAGCTTTTGAGCCTCTTCCTTCTCCTTTGCTATACGTTGTTCTTCATCGGGAACGGATTCGGTGTTTTTCTCAATGGCTGTTTTTGTGGAAAGAATGCCGGCTTGCTTCATTGAGATAAGTATGTTATTATACTCCGTTGCGCTGAACGGTTGCCATATTTTGAACTTACAGCTAACACGAAGTTTTTTAAACTCGGTGACGGCATTAAGATTTTCACTTTTGTTTACAAGCTCTTTGGCAAGCCCTTCCTTGAACAGACGCATCATCTTGTCGGCGAAATTCTGCCACTCGATAACACCCTGTTGGGCGTTCTTCAAGTCCAAGTCACGGGTAAGCGTGATAGCCAGTGCGCTTATGTCACCGCTCGACTTGACATCCTTCGGTAAAAGGAAAGTGCAGGAAGTGTTTATCTGTATCTTCTCGAACAGGTCTTGCAGACTGTCAAGCATTCCTTGCGGACTGGGGGGTGCTTTAAACTCTGCACTTCCGTTCCCGTCCATTGACTTGTCCTGCAAAATGATACTTCCGGCAAGTTTCTTGGTTGTCTCGGATATATTTCCTTTGATATACAGTATTCCCCAGCCATGCCTTTTCTGAATGACAAAGAAGATGTTATAGATAATCTCGTAAATCTCAATAAGGCTTTGACCGTTGTTCCACGCCACATCACCACGTTTGGTGCACAATGGTATCTCGCTGAAACCGTGCTCAATCGGAGTTTCCCTTACAAAACCGTCCTCTGCGGCTTCTTCACCGTCTCTTGGCGTGTGCATACGGTACATGTAGGTATCATCGTAGCTGTCAATATATTCCACACCGTTTTCATCGGCATAGTAGACGCTTTCAAGAAGCCTGTCGCCGTTGTTGTCATTGTGCGATATGATAACGTAACCATCCTCATAGCTTATCAGACGGCATTTGATACGTCCCTTATAGTCATAATAGAACAGAAGTCCGGCATCGCCTGTGGCAAGCTGCGAACGGACTGCCTTTGTACGCCATCCATCCATATTCCTGTCTACCCAATACTCCTTGATTGTGGAATAGTTGGCTTTATCTTTCTCGGAAGGAGTGCCACCTCTCAAAGACAATGTACAGGGATTTCCGCAAAGGTAGATTACGTGGCTCGCCAGTATCTGTTCTTGGAAAGCTAATGCCGTGCGCTGGAACTTGATTTCCTGATATCCCCCATCTTCTAACTTGACGCAAATGCTCGGCAAGTTTTGATCAAATAATACCTCATGGCTCATCGGGTCAAGCTCTTTCAGAAACTTTTCCTGCGAAACGATATTCTTTTTTACATTCGGAAGCCTTGCCGTGCGTGTTTCGGTAATGGTTGCGGACTGACCGTCGGAATAGTCGTTTGTAGAGCAAGTGTCACTTCCTCTGAAAAACGGTTTCTTCTGCAACAAGGCATTTACGTTCCGCAATAGATATGTTTTTTTCTCTTCCCGTGTCATTTTTCCGCATCAATTAGGTTGTAATACTTCATACAGGCTTCCTTGCTCGGCATTGCAGAACACTCTCTCGAAGTCCATTTGCAGATAATGTCGTGCTTCTGCGGAACAACGATTATTCGCTTCTGCCCCTCTTCCTCTTCAATATTGAATTTATCGTTCAGCTTCACGCGTGCATCCAACACGACCTTACTTGCTTTGATAAAAGTGTCTGAATCTCCACTTGTTTTCGCATCGTCAGCAATCTGTTTCATCTCCGATATTTCTTTCAGCAATGCTTCTCGGTTCTCATCTTTAGATATGGTAGTGATAGCACCGATGCCGAAAGGTTTCAGTTTCTCGGCAAGCATGGATAACACCTTGTTTGAAGGCTTTTCATCTTCTTGGTAAGCAACCTTTGCAGCAAGAGCCTTATCTACGAAAGAATCACACATTACCAAATAGGCAACATCTCTTACCCTTGCTTCAATTCCTTCTGTTTTAAGGGAATTGAGAATATCCTTTATGTCATTGTAACTAATCATTTCCTAACCTAATACCATAAATGTTCATCGTAAATACTTCCTTCTGTCTGTGCATGGAACGCTTGTTTGGTTTCTTCTTCGTGATTGTAATACCCTGCTTGAATCTCATTCCCGTATTCAATGTTAGCGCACGGAAGCATTCTCATAGCGCATGGGTCTAACAAGTCCATCGATCTGCCTTTCCCCAACATCTGATTCATTTTCTTCTTGTTCCAAAGCCGTTTCTTTCCGCTCTGCATATCATCAAACCGTACAACAGAGCATTCTTCCATAAACTCGTTCTCAACCGTCACTTTGTATTTCAGGTTCTGGTGAGTGTATGTCTGTACGGCAAGTTTATCGTCAAAGGTTAGATTACCTTCCTCGATCATCTTGCATAATCTGATATAGCACATATCCTTTACTGTCATTGCGGTAAGTTGGTAAAGCCCGAAAGGTTTATTTAGTGAGATATAAGGTACTGCATCGGGAATGTAATCATTAAAATACCGTCCGGCAGTCGCGTCAAAAATGATATGGCTTTCAGCTGTTCCATGCTCAAATGCAAATGTCTTCACTGCCATAGCGTTTTCTCTCGGAGTGGACTTGCTAAGAATGAGAATGTCGTATGCGTGAAATCCATCCCATGCAAGTGCAACAAGGTTGTCTGTACCATAATCCGCCAAATCCACGGTAATCCATTTGTCACCGTTCACGGCTGGGTTGTTGTTGAATACGCCTTGCGCGGAAGTGGATGGAATAGGTATCTTTTCGTTTTCTTCGGGGTCAACGTTGAAGTTTCCCTCAATGATAGCTTGTGCCATTTTACCGCCCGAAGCGGCAACAGAGCCTATGTAATTAGGATTATTTTCAAGCATAGCCCTATTTTCAGATAGCTTACCTTGATAGAATACGAATGACTTAATCATATTCGTATAGTCAAAATCACCTCCAATACGGGCAAGTTTTCTATCAATATCTATCTTACACTTAGCATAAACTTCTTCTTTGGAATCACCCCAAACCACATCATCAACGGTAGAACCGTTAACATAGAAGTATCTCACTTTCCCGTTTCTATCCGGCATAATAAAACCGTCAACCCCAATGTACCAATCCAAGAACTTTCTCGTCCAATGGCTACGTTTCGGGTTAAGGGTAGCAAAGAACTTTCCCGTAAACGTCTTTGAACGTCCACGGTTACGGGTCTGCACATAGCTGAATGCTTCCCAAGACATTTCGGTAATCTCATCAATACATATCGCATCAATCTGTTTACCTTTCCATTGCTCACGCATTTTGTCAAGATTAGTATCATCTATATAGGTCAAGTCGCAATACGCACCACTTGGGAATGATACGCGAGGACTATCGGCAGTCTTTACAGAACAATAGTCACCGAATATAGCCTTGAATGTATCTACGAATGAACCTCCCGTCTTTTGCGACTGCAAAGACCTACGTGTAATAACCGCACGGAAATCCCCATCTGTCATTAATGGCTCTGCAAGAGCGAGAACAAGAGCAAATGAATTGTGGGTAACTGTAAAATCATCAACCATATATAGACCACTTGGATTGTCAACAGAAATACATCTTCCTTCTTTCACTCCAATGTATTCCGCACTGACTATCGTTTTTTCAAGTTTCAAGTCTTTGTCTATTTCTACATACCCATATTTTTTGACTCTGTTTTTCTTTTTTGGCAATGAAACTATTTCGTCATTGAATTTTGTACATATCCAAACCGTATATGCTTCATTGCATGGATGGAATATTCCGTTCCCATCCTTATATCCTGCTTTCTTAGAAGTTATGGAAGCTCTGCCGCCCAAAGAGCGTACAACAAATGCTACATCTTCTGAAAGCTGCTTGCTTATTGTTGTGTAACTCAAATGTCCTCTATCATCCACATATCCGTCTGTATCAAGAAGTCCACGCAGTAAATCTTTTCTTTCTTCTATTGTAGAGTATTTATAAAACTTAGGGATGAACTTATTTTCAGCAGTACATCCATTCATTTTTAATGTTTTTATATCCTCTACTATATTATTATTGCCTATAACATAAGTTGCGCAAATTTCTCCATCCTTAGTATATCTCTTCGACATATCATAGCCATAGGATTTGAATTTGTCAACGATAAATTCATCGGGTGTACATAAGTATATACATCTATTACATATACTTTCGCTCATACATCCGTCGCCAATTAGCGCGCCCAGAACATACGGTGCAATCGGTCGTGGAGTCGTAGGAGTGATAGGTCGAGTAAATTGAACAGGTTCGGGTAATGGTATATTAAGATTCTTCCCTTTATACATTCCATTGTTCTTATTTTTCATCCACTCATATATTTGTATAGCAGACATCAATCTCCAACCATCGTATTTCTCTTTCTCCATATCGGAGTTTCTACGCTTTGATTGTTTTCCTGCAACTCTTGCTTTCCAAAGATGTCCTTCTGTACAATCCATATATGTACCATCAGAGAAGGATATTCTATAAAATGGAAACATAGATATGGGATGTAGATATATTACCCTTTCTTGCCCACCCGTGTCAGGGTTAGATATAATACTACCTACTTCAATATCTCTAAGTTTCCTTAAACCGTATGGAGTTACTATATGAGAATCAAGCAATGCCCCTTTGCCCCCGCCAAGATTCCCACCACCAAACACTACGTCCACACATGATGACGCAAACTGCATTTGGAATCCTTCTTGCGGCTTGATTACGACTTCTCTATGTACTTCTTGCTCTTTCATCAAGAGCAAAAATACCTCTTAATAATAAGGTAATATATACTTAAACCAATGTCTATTTATCATAGTAATAAATACAGTGATTTTTTTATAGTTATACCTTTTTATTAAAGCATTACTTTCGCATATAATCATTATAAAACATATAGTGTATGAAGTTTACGAAAGAGCAATTTTCAGAAGCACTGAAAGTGAAACTCACCAACAACGGCAAGAAAAACTTAGCTATGAGTGAGAGAAGTTTCAACGGCAAAGTAGAAAGAATCTACAAGCGGTTGGAGAAAGCGAGTGATAAGGACGAGTTGGAACTGGATGATGTTGTTGCCGACTACTTGGATGACTTACAAGAGGACGATAACAACATACGAAATGACAACTCAAAATTTATAAAAGAGTGGGAAAAGAATCATCCGAACAAGGACGATAGAAGTGATAACAAGGATGACAAAGGAGACGAAAGCAAACTGGATAAGTTGCTCAAAGAACTCCAAGATTTGAAATCAGAGCGTGAGGAAGAGAAAAAGGTAAAAGCTATCTCAGACAAACGCAATCAACTCAAATTAGCCTTAAAAGGGAAAGAAGTCAAGAACGAGGATTGGATTAACGACCAACTCGAATTGATTCACATTGATTCTGAAACAGATGTTGATGCTCTCACAGAAAGACTGCTCAAGAGCTACAATAAGTTTAATGCTAACACTCCACCTGACATCACTCCAGGAGGCACGGGAAGCGGTAAGGAAAAGACCGATGACTTTGCCGATGTGGTTGCTGTCGTAAAGAAGCAATCGCACAGAGAAGAAAAGTAATAATAATTTAAACCAAAAAGAAAATGTCAGATTTTTATCAGCAAATTCTATTGAACAGTGGCTACCTTCCCGGTAGAGCATTGGTTCAGGCTCGCGGAAGCATTGGTGGACACCGCTATGTATTCGTGAAGTTACAGATGAGCGGAAAGGACGCACTTGTATTTCCTACCAGTGGTGGAATTGTTAAAAACCCATTCAAAGGTAATGCAAGAGCTTTTGCCGGAACGCTCGCTGAATATATTCCCAGTAATGGTTCTAATGGAAGCGAAATACGTATCCTAAAATCGTATGCGGTTGCAAAAGCTACAACTGAATCTACAGACACAGATATTTACCTGAAAAGAGACGGATATTCTCTTATCCCATTCGTAGGGGATATCCTCATGGTAGCACCTTCTACATTGACAGGAAAAGGCACAGCGGTAACAATTACAGCCGTTGAAAAAGCGACTGACGGAACGGCTGGCGATGTTTGGAAAGTTACATTGAGCGCAGCCCTCGGATCATTAACAACTTCATCTGTCCTTGTTGAAGCGAAAGAAACAGGCTCTGGTAAAGAAGCGATGGTTACTAATCCTAACTCATACCTTCCCTGCGACTTTGATTTTGTTTTTGACCCAGCTACATCCGAAGATGATTTCGATGGTGCAAGATACCTTATCACTCCTGCATTGGCATTAGGAGATGTATTCCTCTACGAAGACCGTATGCAACCTCTTTCGGCTGCATTAAAAGCTTTGAACAAGAGCAAGGTTAAGGGTTGGTTTAACATTTAAAATTGACGAGACTATGCCTAAATTTGATTTTAATAACAGCAGATATGCAAGATTTTTTTCTGACAAGACCAATCAACGTTTCTTGCAATCCTTTGTCAATACAGAAGGTCTGCTATACACTAATTATGGTTGGTACAAGACTCAAGGTGTAAAAGCTGGTGCTCCCACACCTACCGCCCCTAATGGCATCGCTACTTTTTCTGTGAAAGGACGTGACTTGAAAGCCGCTCCTTTGATGGATTTGCGTGCACCTCTTGGTGACAGTAATCAAATGGATAAGGACGGTCTGTACTGGTACACCGCATCCATTCCTGATTTTATCGCTCCCGGTTTCGTTGAAACAGCTATGGAACGTGAAGCAAAAGAACAACAGTTTGAGTTGTTTGGAAACGATGCCGATTTGGTAGCCGCTTGGGTACATACATTACAGTCCCAGCTTGATAGTGCGGACGCAACCATGAACTTCATGACTGCACAGTTAATGTCTAAAGGTAATATCGACTACCGCAATATCGCACGTGGTATTCAAATTCCGTTGCACAAAGCAGACATTCCGGATGAAAATTTCACTAAAGCAGGAACTAAGGTGTGGACTGACGCTGAATGCAAGATTCTGAGCCAAATGGCGGAAAAGGAGAAAAAATATCGTGAAAAATGGGGATATGAAGGTGCAATGGAATGGCAGGTTACACGCAAGATGTTTTACGAAGTAATGTTGCAAAATGCCGAAGTTAAGGAATTGATTGAAAGTTTCAAGAAAAATCCTTTAGCTTACATCGCAACAACCGCTACTGCGCCTACTACACGTGAGTTGTTCTTAGCAGCTTTCCGTGATTATCCCGGTGTATCTCCAATTGAAATTGTAGAAGAGCGTGAGCGTAATCTTACCAATACTGGAGACACATTCGTGCAAGGTTGGGATGATAAGATTGCAGTTCTCCGTCCTGCCGGATATGCTTGTGAGTTTGAATACACCAATAACTTAGACAAACAGATGTTTGACAAGTATGGTTCAAGCGTAATAACTAAAATTTTTGCTCAGGCTAATGATGGTCTCTGCACGATTGTGAATACAACGACAAACAACGGGCTGTATAAGGAATGGCATACGGATGTGATGATGTCGGCTTGTCCTGCACTGAAAACATTCCGCAATCACGTCATTGTAGACACAAGTCAGGCAGACGATTAATGTACAACACATTGCAACAGTAGCAGTTATGGAAAAATCATTTGACCCGATAGCATACCTCAATGGGCTTACGAGATTTGTCTTTGAAGATGATGCGCTTGAAAATATCGCATACGAAAACGGTTTGATGTTTATTTCAGACCGTTCCGAAATAGACGAACGCACTAAAGACCATTGCCTTATCGCACTATATGAGCTTGTCATTAACGGTCCGTGGTCTGTGGCTTCATCATCACTCCAGCATGGCAGTTATAGACAGGACGTAGGCAGTGAAACGGTAACGGCTCCCATAATCCAAAACTTGAAAGACCGTCTGAAAGCACTGTACAAAAAGTATGGTGAAGAAGAAGCGTTGGGAAGCATGGATTCGGGTAGTATGAGTTGGGTCAATGAAAATTCATTAGATGTATAGCTTATGCGTCTCAAAAGAAAAGCAATAGCAGAATATCCGTTTCATGGCATATTCTACACCGTGATAACGAAAAAGCCGGAGGACGGAGACCTTCTCGGTAACGGAGGATTGCTTGACGGTGATTTGCTAGGCGGTGAAGATACGGATGGTTCTCTCAATGCGAAAATAACTGAGAAAAACGAAGGGAATACGGAAACTTTGGAAGAAACCATCCTTCTTGAAACCGAATGCGATATACAGCAAGCCTCCAAGATGTTCAATGGCGGCACTATCATGGCAGACTATAACGTGTTTTTCCCATTAAAAAAAAGTAGCATTTCACCTGTAAAAATTGGAGATATGTTTAGATGTCCAAAGGAAAGTTACGGAATAGGCATTAACGGTCGTGTTATAGGAATGGAAATTAGCCAGCTTGGTGGCGTGAAAGTTAACATCAAAATGAGTGAAGTAGGTTAAGTATGGCAAAGACCAAGCAAAGTGTAATCACCCGTATTGTTGATTTACTCGCAAACGAGGGACAGAAGATAGTGGCCAAGGAACTGTCTAAAGTTTCCTATACCTACCGAAGCCTCAATTTGAGAGATAGTTACGGTTGGGGAGTATATGTTGACGGAAAGCTTGCCAGAAAGGGATATACTGCCAGTTCTCCCGGAATAAAGAAAAAATGGTATGGTGAGGAAATTACCGGTTATGAAGCAGTGGTTGAATACTTGGAATCCAAATATAAGCCACATCCGGGAATTGATTTGGTAGTTGTAGCCGCCATGCCTTACGGAGAAATACTACAAAATGCAGAAGGTAACGTGAAGAAGAAATATGAAGTGATAGCAGTGGCGCGTAATGAAGTTAAGGCATTATCACGGAAATTCAAGAACGCGAAGTTCGGCATTATCAGTCACGGTAAACAAGACAATATATGAATGATTTATATAAAACTGGCAGCATGATAGAGAATTTTCTATCCATGTTACTTACAAAAGCAAAGATTTCATCAATAATCTCTTTTGATGAAACACCGCTGACAATAAGTAGTGACAGCACGGACATGATCGTTGTAGATGTTCTTAGCGTGAATGATTACGGAGGAGAGGCGAAATGTTCCGCCAACATATTCCTCTATGCGAAGTCCACGGACAGTTTGGGATCAAAGCCAGTAAAAAAACTGTTCGACATGGAAAAAACACTATTCTCGGCAATTGACCAATCCAACGACAAGCATTTCGTCATAACAAGCTGTGAACTGATAGGGAAAGAAAGTAAAAATTCCGGAAACTTCTATTGCAATGTGTACAATATCGGGATAACAATAAGATAAACAGATTATTAACAAGATAACACTTTAAAATTATGACAGTAAAGAACACAGGCGCAACAGCCAAAAAAGTTATCAAACCTTCTTATATCGTGGCAACTCTGTTCACTGGTACTGAAGAAAACGACGTGCCAAAGGGTGACTCTTACATTCTTGAAGATGTAGTTGAAGATACCACTTCAATCGCTCAAGACGATAATGATGTAAACGACATCGAGTGTGAAACTTCCGACAGTCCTATTCTTTCCATCGTGAAACTCGGCAAATACCAATTTACAGCTGAGGTCGCAGATACACAAAAAGATCTGCTAATCGCTCTCATGGGATTTACGGCTGGAACTACTGTCTCTACCAAATACTTTGCTCCTGCTCAATACAAGAAATTGTATGCAAAGATTGACGTAGTGTTTGAGGAAGGGGAAACGATGACAGCATTTGTGGTTCCAAAATTACAACTTAATTCCAAGCTAATGCTTGAATCATTAAACTCCAATATTGGACGTATCAGTCTTGCAGGAACAGCGTATGATGCAAATGTCGCCGATGGAGCAAAGACTATCAGAACTCCGTTTTATGTGGATTCCGCTTATACCCTACCATCGGCAGGATAACCCATAATAGATAAGAAGATTGTTTTACAGGGCGGTAGGCTGGATATGCCGCCGCCCTTCATGCTTATAATCATGGCAGTATATAGAGCAAAGAAAAAAGATACACAACCAAAGAAAGACGCTGTAACAGCTCATACTCCTGTATCCAATGAATCAATGGAGCGTTTGGCAAGGATAATGAACGACAGCCCAAGTATTATGAAACTCCACGGTACGGAGTGGTGTATCAAAGGATTAAAGCCCGGTGTTCAATGGCTTATAGCCGAACAAGCGTGCCGGATCGTCAAAGGAGAGAAACTGAGCATGGGAGATGTTATCAAGGAGTTTGCAGTAAATCTACCAGCAGTGGCACATGTAATAACGCTTGCACTTCTCAATGACAAGGACAGGATATTCTCTGATTATGAGAAAAAAGAACTTTCAGATGACTACCACAAAGTCTATGACCTTCTAATGTGGGGGGAATACGACATAAAGGACTGGGCATTATTGCTCGGTGAAATCCTTAACCTCATAAGCACGGATTTTTTTTTCGAGAGTATCAATGTGATTCAGACCGTGAGGGAGATGACACTGGCGAGGAAGATGAAGAAAACGGAACAAAGCTAATAATATCCCGTACCGAATGGGGGCAGATGATTGATTTTCTGCGCTCCAACACTTGGTGCTCTCGTGAAGAATATTTATGGGGAATGACGATTGGACAGGTCCGGTTAAGCTCGTTTGATTTTTCCCATGTAGAATACGGAAACAAGGACAAGAAAAAGAAGAAGGTCAGCAAAATAGGAAGTGTTGACGATTTGAAGAACTTGAATGATTTGGGTATGCCCATAATTAATAAAAAAGGATAACGATATGGCAAATAACGAAGCAGGAGCTTTCCTCAACATAACCCCTGATGTATTAAAGAAGTTGGATAGTTTCGATGAGAAGCTGGAGAAGATAGAGAAACATGCACATACGGCTGCGGATGCGTTGAAAAACGGGTTTGGCAGTGTGGTAGTAGATACTTCCAAATTGGAGAGCGCAATCACTTCGTTAGCCAATAAGATAGGTGCGCTGAACACGGCAAGCAATTCAGTCGGAAACATAGGTACAGCCGCACAAGGCTCTGCAAGGGGTGTTTCTTCCATGAACGAAAGCCTTTCACGTGCGGCGGACTTAACCAATAAGATTTGGGGAGGTAAGTTTGGGAAAGCAGAGATTGGTAATTTAAATATAGCGCAGTTAAAAGAGGGTATTTCAGACTTAAAAAGATACCTTGAAAACACAAAGGCTTTAACTCAATACGGACAGAAAAGTATCGTTGAAGCCATGCGTTATATGAAAATGCAATTGGATTATCAACGCCAAACCGATGAACAAAGGGCGCAATCGGCTGAAAAGGCGGCACAACGCAAAGAAGCAGCCGACAGACGTGCTTACAAGGCTGGGGCAGACTTGGCAAAAGCGCAAAACTACAAACAGAATACAACCGCACAGGGTGCGCTTGACTTTTCTAAAACAGCAAATACACTTCAACGGCAAATCACGGCAATAGAGTACCTAAAAAAAGCTCGTTTATCTTTGAATACTACCGATGCCAACTATAAAAGCACGCTCAATCAGATAAACCAAGCCATCGCAAAACACAACCAAGCGTTGACTGATGCAGGTATTAAATCACAGCAGCTTGCTACACGTCATCGCAACCTAATGGATACAGCCGGGCAATTAAGCCGTCAGCTTGCCTTGGTGTTCTCCGTATCACAGATTGAAGGGTATATCAGTAAGTTGGCAAATGTACGTGGAGAATTTGAATTACAGCAGCGTTCCTTGGAAGCCATTTTACAGAATAAAGCGCAAGCAGACCAGATATTCAACAAGACCGTCCAACTTGCTGTAAAATCGCCATTCCAAATTAAGGAACTGGTTACATTCACAAAACAGCTTGCAGCATACCGTATTGAATCGGATAAGTTATATGACACGACAAAACGACTTGCCGATGTATCCGCTGGTTTAGGTGTTGATATGGGCAGACTTATTCTTGCTTATGGGCAGGTCAAAGCGGCAGCGTATTTGCGTGGTACGGAAGTTCGTCAGTTTACGGAAGCAGGTATCAATTTGTATGGAGAATTGCAACGCTACTTTGAAGAAGTTAAAGGCGAAGCATATACCACTGCCCAAATTGTGGATATGATTTCAAAACGAAAAGTAACCTTTGAAGATATTGAGAACATCTTCAAACGGTTAACTGACAGCGGAGGATTGTTCTACAATATGCAGGAAATTCAAGCCGAAACTTTGCAGGGTAAAATTTCCAACTTGAAAGACAGTATTGATGTGATGCTTAACTCTATCGGTAAGGCTAACGAAGATACACTGAAAGGTTCTATTGATTCTATTAAGGTATTGATTGATAATTGGGAAACAGTTGTCGAAGTGGCAAAAGCGTTTGGCATTGTAGTTGGTTCAATGGTTTTACTCCCTAAGATAAAAGCCGCTGCAAATGGAGTTAGCTTGCTTTCCTTTGCTTTTACAAAAGCAGAAACCGCATTACGTTCTTTGGGATTAGCGTTCAAAACATCATTTCCGTTAATAGCACTTGGAGCAGCTTTACAACTTGTTAATGAGTTGTGGAATGTGCATTCTCAATACAACAAAATGTTACGAGAAAGTAGCAATAAATATTATACAGCTCAGTTAAGAATAGGAGAAATAGACGAAATAGCTAAAAATGATACAAGAAAAGCGTTATCATCCCTTGTAAAAGAGATGAATAATGAAGGATTTGAAATAGAGATAAAGCCTAATATATCAGAAAAAGAAGCAAAAGAACAGTTTGAAGAGTATAAAAAACAATATACAGAATTCTTGGAAGATATTAGGAAGATTGAAGCCAACTATGCAGAAAACAGAAAGAAAGGATGGCTGATAGGTAATGATGATATTGAAACAGATTTAGACGAATACGAAAACGCTTTCTATGACTTTATAGCGAAGGGTAACAAAATACAAGCTGAATTATTAAGGATTTCAGAAGAATCAACCTCCTTAGGCAAAGGAGCAAAAGAATACATACAAGAACTAGTAAAAGGAAAGAAAGAAGGAGAGAATTTAATTGACTACTACAAAAGACTTGCAGACTACTTGGAGAAGTTACAGAATGGTGTTCTTTTTGCAGGTAAGAAAAGTTCTATCGCCAGCTCATTTCTTGGAACAAAGAAAGATTTGGAGAAAGATAAAGAAGAAGCAACTAAAGAAATACGTGAAATCTTTGATTCCGTAAATGATGAGGTAATAAAAGGTAATAAGACAAGAGAACAATTTAAGATTTTAATAGATAAAGGAGATTTTTCCAAACAATGGTCTGATATAAAGAAGCAACTTGCATACGATATATATAACTTGGGAGATATAAAAGTTCCTCTTAGACCAGGAATAAATCAAGAAGATCCTCAATCAAACCCCAAACATGAACGTGACATATTAGCAGAACGCATTTCTCTTATCAAAGAACTTAACAAGGAATACGAGAAGCTGAATAAGGTAATGGGCAGCGATAAGGCAGCTAAGACAGTCATGGAACGCTACGCATCCCAATTGAAAGATGTTCAGATGCCTAAAAATATCATAGGGGAAGCATTCTTGCCTAATAAGGAAAATACGGCAAAGGCTTTGCAGGAACTTGCAAAGATTATTACTGACTTTAGGAAGAAGATAGGAGCACAAAAAGATGCTAATGTCTTGTTTGACGAAAAGGATGCAGATGATTTTAAAAAGCAGCTAGACAAAACTAAAGATAACATTGAATCCATGTTCAACAGCTTAGACTTACACCAGAAGCTGAAAGATGCAGGACTGTCCGAAGCCGAAGTGCAGGCTTTGTTCCCCGGACTTGCCAAGACCTTGGACGATGTGCAGAAAGGAATTGAAGCAGAATATCAGAAAAAATTCCCGAAAGGCGAATACCTTATTGCTGATACCGATGCCAACAAGCAATATTTAGCAGACTTGAACAAGCTGAACCAGCAGCGTATAAAGAACAGTCAAGACCTTGTTATCGAACTGACTAAAGCTTATAAAACACAGCTTTCAGACCAGTTGCAGTTAGATATGTGGTATTATAAAGAAAGAAGCAAAATTTATACAAAAGTCTATGATGAACAAACAAAGACGTTTAAGGATGTGCTTACAAAAGAAATGCAAGAACAATACAGCAAAAATTTGAAAGCACAATATGACAAGAAATCGTCTGAAAATACATGGAAGGCATTTAAGGGTACAGATACCTATATGAATATGTTCGACAACTTGGAAAACGTTTCAACAAAAGCCATTGAGAATATGAAAGCCAAACTTGAAACGTTAAAAGAGCAGATGAAGGATCTTGATCCATCCCAGCTAAAAGAAGTGATGAACTTCTACAACAAAATGGATGAACAACTTTTTAAGAGAAGTCCTCTGGAATCGTTCTTAAAATCGTATGAAAAAATTAAAGAACTAAAGTCACAAGGTATAACAGAAGAAGGGCTTCTACAAAGAATTGCTGAGAATGACATTGAAAATACAAATTTACAACAGCAAATATCTGACCTTAATACGATTATAGCACTAAAAAAAGAATCTATTGAAAAAGATTCTGTTGAATCATCATTTATTGAAAAAAACAAAGATCTTTATAACCAATCTATTTCCGTATTGGAAAGCATGGTTAAAGCAAAACAAGACACGATAAATGACAACAATAAGGAGAATGAAAATGCGAATAAGAATTTAAAATACTTCAAAGATGCAAGAAGCAGCCTTGAATACATGAAATCCGCCTGGGATTCTGTAAGAAATGCGGGACGACAGGCAATGGGAAGCATAGTGTCTATCCTTGAAACAATGGGAGAAGACACCGATAGTACAAGTATGAGGTTGTTAAACATGGTCGGAACTATTGGGGATTTAGTTATACAGGCAGTAATGTTTCAATTGCAATTAGGACTTTGTACAGAAGCGGCAAAAGAGATGGGTGTTGCCATGAATGCTGCATTAGGACCAATTGGATGGGTACTAATTGCATTACAAGCTGTAGCCACCATTCTTTCATCTATATTCGGCAACCATGACAAAGATTTACAAAAAGAAATAGAAGAACATGAAAGAAAGATAAAGAAGCTGGAACGTGAATACGACAAGCTAAAAGAGAGTATAGACAATGTATGGGATATAACAAAGCTACAAGAATATGGAAATGAACTTGATGAGAACATAAACAAACAGATAGTATCTCTCAATGCCATGATAGCCGCCGAAAGAGACAAGAAAGATACTGACTGGGATAAAATAAACGAATGGCAGGAACAGATTGAAGATCTCAGGGATACTTTGGCTGACAGTGCTAATGACATGATAGCGGAGCTTGGCGGTGTAGGTTCCGATGAAAATTTCAAAACATTGGCTGAGAATTTTGCATCGGCATGGTTGGAAGCGTTTCAAGAAACAGGGGATGGCTTGTCTGGACTTCAAGAAAGTTTTGATGATTTTATGGAAAACTATGTAAAACAACAGATACTTCTAAGATTATCTGACAAGTTCTTAAAACCTATGTTTGAAGAATTTGACAGTCTAATTGCAACAAGAACAGATATGGAGCAAGAGGATCAAGAAAGGTATTTTGAACTTCAAGCCCAAATAACCAAGCTAAGAAACACAGCCAATAATTCGGTTGTGAAAAGTGTCGCAAAAAAGGCAAATGCCGCTGCTGATGAGATAGAAAATAGTGAGGAATATAAAAGACTTCAAAAGGCATATACGGATTTTTTAAAGCCGAATGATATTAATACCGAAGCCATCAAAGACTGGTCTGACAAGATGAAGGAAGTGTTTGGTGAATATAACGAGGCGGCAGAAGAAATTTTTAACCAAATAGGATGGGAACCCGGAGGTAAAGCAAATCTGTCCGCTCTCACCCAAAGCATACAAGGTATAACAGAGACTACCGCCGAGGCGCTTGAGGCATTACTAAACTCTATCAGGTTCTTTGTAAGCCAGCAAACTACTGACATAACAGCTATCAGAAATCTGTTAGACGCTCGATATAGTTTGGAATCACAAGCTGAAACAAACCCCATGCTAATTGAATTGAAAGCGCAGACGGGATATTTGGAGATTATTTCAGATAGAATAGACCGTGTATTCGCGCCAAATTCAAATTCAAGGGGAGCAGGACTAAGAGTATTCATAAGTGACTAATTAATTAATACATTTAAATAATCATTCTGATGGTAAGAGATAGTATAACAACCCAAGCCATACCGGGTGGCTTCTCCGTAATAGTAAGCGGTTTTATAGCAGAATCATTGGAGCACATGATACCTTGGATTATTGTATCATTTGCGGTAGTGATATGTGATTTGGCTTTTGGAATAAGGAAAAGCCTTTTGATGGGCGAAAAGGTTCGTTTCTCTAGTGCAATACGCCGCACAATGGGTAAACTTGTAACCTACTTCGCCTTTGTTTGTATGGTTGTCATGATAAACATTGCATCCGGCAGCAAATGGGATATAGACATATACTCCTGTTTGCTAGTTTGCTTCATTGAATTTTGCTCTATCATATCAAATATATTGAAGCCCAAAGGATACAGCTTTAATATGCTTAAGGCGTTAGGTCTGTTTGGTAAGAAGGTGCTTGATGTAGAAAAAGAGGATATAAATGAAATAATAACAGAAAATAAAAAGGAGGAAAAGAAATGAGTTTAATTGATTTTATTTTTATTGCGCCTTTTGCACTTTATGCCATAATCTACGCATTTTCGGTAAAAGAATCCTGTAATTCCGATGAATCCATAGAAATATGACGTGCATTTAAGCGCTATTCTTAATACATATTCATGCCCGTTTAAATAGCTTTCTGGCGAACGCAGTAAAAGAAATGCAGCTGTCAATGTTGGCATAATAAGTATAGGTATTTCCATATTAAACCTGTATCGGGAACAAACGGAGCATAAACATAACAAACAAAAAGAATAATAAATAGATAATGTAGACGCAGATATGGCAAAAATTACTTGCAAATAAAGCTCTAAGGATTTAAAAGCAGGTATGTATAAATACATTATAGTAAATATTAATGGTAGTTGGATGAGAAAAGCACTAAACACATTTTTCTGTTCAGGAGTATAGCTTCTAATAAGTTCTGATAAGTCCATATTTTTTGCGACAAAAATAATAGTAATTTTATAATTTAAAGATAAGGAGGAAAAGAAAAATGGCTAATATTGAACATTTCATACCATTTCTTATAAAATGGGAAGCTGGTATAAGTAAGAAAAGCAATGAAACCAATGAGTCTCTTTTTCAAAGAGCAAGAAAAACAGGATGGGCTGATGATCCCGATGATTTAGGAGGACAAACTATGGTAGGTGTGACAATGGCTACCTATGAGGAATATTGTCGTAGAAAAGGTTATCCCAAACCTACGACCGAAAGGTTGATGGATTTGTCATATAACGATTGGAAAAGTATCTTGAAGATGTTGTATTGGGATAGATGGAATGCGGATGAAATAAAAAGCCAAAGTATAGCAGAGATAGTATGCGATTTTGTATGGGCTTCTGGGGCACATGGTATTAAAGTACCGCAGGATTTGGTTGGTGTGATTCCTGATGGCATTGTCGGACCTAAGACACTTGCCGCAGTTAATTCCCGTAATCCCCGTGAACTGTTTGATCAGATCAAGATTGCACGGTTTGATTTCATCGAGGATATATGCCGGAAACGCCCAGCAAACAACAAGTTCAAACGTGGTTGGATGAACCGTATCAACGATATAAAATTTGAGGGATGAGACAAAGGATCTATATATGGATTGCGATAGCGATAGCATTGCTATTGGTACTTATTTA